ATTGTTTTCTTTTTAAATACAACACGATCACCATACATCTTTTCCATAAGTTCAGGTAAGAAACCTTGTTTATCTCGTCTATACATACTGCCGTTAGGTGCAACGGTCACATTTTTATCTTTTGCCCATTGTAAATTAAACTTCTCATTTAGATAATTTTCAACACCCATGTTCTTTGGTTGCACACCGACAAGTGTTTCAGGCGATAAATTATATTGCATAATTAAATGCGGATACAAACTATTCAAATCAAACGAAACAATCCAGTTATGTAATCCTAATTGTGGGTCTTTTACATATGCACCTTCGTATTGTGTATCCTTATCGTGGTCTTCTCTAGGTGGTATGATAATATTCTTTTTAAGTAAATGATTATAGATGATTGTATCCCAACATCTTACTTGTGAATAGACATCTGTATAATTAACTTTGGCTTCATATGCCATAGTTAAACATAGTTCAATTAGTTTCATCTTGTCTTCTAGTTTATCAACAAGTTCAACATCTTGTATATTATATTCTACAAATTGTTGATAATCTTTTGTATAGAAGTCTTTAAATGTTTCATATGGATTTTCTAATTTAGATTCGCCTAGTTCTACCTTTGCGATATAGTTTAGTCTATAACTTTCTTGTCGGACATATGTAAATTTTTTATACAGATCAAAATAATCTAATACAGAAACGCCTAGTATATTCCAGTATTGTTGATTCTTTTTACCTAATTGTATTCTATCTGCATTAACATAATTCCAAGGCGACATCTTATTAATCGTATCGTTATCAAATATAAATCTCATACGATTCATAATATAAGGTATATCAAAAAACTTAACATTCCAACCCGTCACAATATCAGGATGATTTTTACACCAAAACTTTAGAAACTCTAGCAACATATGCTTTTCGTTTTGGCATTTTACATAGGTTACATTTGTCTTTTTAGAAATGAAATCACCTGTGCCCCATGTTAATATCTGTTTATTACTATGGTTCTTAACCGTTATACAAATTATAGTTTCTTTTGCAGTATCAGGATCAGGAAAGCCATCTTCACAAGTAGTTTCAATATCAAGTGTAAAGATTTTGATATAGTCTTTATTCCATCTTATCTCATCTTTATATTCGTCACCTATGAATTGATAATTGTATCTATTCATGCCAAAGATTTTATATTCAGGTATTGTAGAATATTCAGAATAGAAATGTTTTGCTTTTGATATAGTATCAAACTGCTTAGGTTTTAGATTAGTGCCGTCTAGTGTTTTAAATTTAGATTGTTCTTTTGTAGGTAGATATAGTTTAGGACTATAATTGATACGACTTAAATATGATTGGCCGTTATTGACACCACGGATAAGTAATTTACCTTTATATTCAATAACATTAGTATAGAAACTGCTCGCCAAATTCATAATATATTATAACACGATTGTTGTTTAAAGTCAAGTAATGATCTTTGCTTTAGGGGTCACAATTTGACCTGTATTCTGCTGATATGCGCCGATCATATTATCGTCTGGTGTTGTCTCGGTTATAATATTTGCTTTCTTTATTTTTATTGTCTTGTCTTTTGTGTATGGTATGTAAGGATGAAAACCTATCTTCATTGGTTTGCCAGGCTCACCTTGCATTGGTATCAAAACAAATGGTTGTTTTATACCTTGAAAGTCGTCTGTTGTGGTATCCTGATCTGGCGTGCCAATAAGGTCTTCGCCTGTGGTCAATCTAAATAATCTAATCATTATATACTCCTATTCAGTTTTTGTTTCTTCAGTAGATTGTTTTTTTCCTATATTGTATTTTGCTTGTAGATTCCATTCGCTCTTTTCTTTAAAAGCGATAATCTTAATTTGTGATAGAGGTGCTTTATTTTCTGCAGCCTCAGGTTTTACTATTGATAATAGATTCCAATCTTGTAGTAATACGCTAATTGTGTTTCGTCTTTGTATATCATTCTCAACTAGTGTAGCCTTCTTGCCATCTAAAGCAAAAAGTTCTTTGAAATGCACTATGTAATATTTACCTTGTTTGTGTAAGATGTGGCAACTTTGAAATAAAGTTTTATCTTTACGACTTGCAACACCTATTCTGGATAAAGTTTCCCTTATCTTTAAGAAGTCATCTGGTTGTTTAAGAGTTACCTCTAACATCTGCTCAGGTGACCAATTAAAATTGTCTTCACTCATCTTTTTCTCCCACCCTTATCAAGTTTTTCTTTGATAAGATTCAATTGTTTTTTATCTAATATGTTAAGGGCAACTTTTGCTTTTGAATTGCTGTAGCCATAGTATTCTTTAACATAATCTAAATTCTTTGATTTAGCAGTAGTAACCCACTTGCCGCCAAATCTTTTTCTCTTCCTGATACTATTTATTAGAAAATGAAATTGTAGTCGCTTGGTGAGGCTGTGACGAATATTCATCTCATTCGCCATCATTATACTATCAATATGTTGCGATAAACAACGATTAATTACATAAGGAGGATATTTCTTTTCCCATGTCAAGTCATCGCCATCAAGCAAGTTAACCTTTGTCCAGTTAATCGCATTTAGATAATCAGATAATTTATACTCTATCATTAGTGTTTCTCATGTTTTTTATGACCTTTATGAGAGCCCATGTAGTAATCGCCTGGTTCATAATCCCAAACCTTACCGTGATGTCCTCTAATATCAGCCCAAAACATTCGTGCTCTAACTATAAGTCTTCGCCAAAAATTTCCTCTACTCATATCTCCTCTACTTAAATTTACATTCTGCCATGATTTGCGTCAGGCACGCAACCATATTTATCTCATGGTCTGCCACAAAGGCTGATTTATATTGGTAATCTGCAATCGTTAATACGGCTGCAGGTATAGATTGTGGCTGTAGATGTTTGTAAAGAATATCATAGATAGATGAAAACAGACTACTAGGATCTTTATCTAGGTTCTGTATTACCCATTTTCTCATATCGCCAAATCGTTTTTCTTTTAATAACTTGACTAGTTCTTTATTATTGATCTCGGTTAACGTTACTAGTATACCACTATCAATCTTACCTCTTACTGAATATCTTTGTAATTCATTGATAGTTCTACGAAAGTCAGGATAATGTCTTTGTATTAGTTCAGCAAGGACCTTATTATCAAACTCTATATTCTCTGCTTTCAATAGTTCGCCTAGTCGTTTCATAAACGCACTAGCAGTTTTTACTTTCTGACCATTAGTAATACGAAAATCAATAACGGTGCAACGACTATGTAATGCAGGGATTATCTTGTTCTTAAAATTACAAGTAAATATAAATCTACAATTCTTGTAAAATGTTTCTATAAAGTTTCTTAATGCAGGTTGAACACTATCAGCGTTCATATAGTCTGCCTCGTCTATAATAACGACCTTGTGTGTAGATGACTCATCTAAAGACACGGTTGACGCAAAGTTCTTAATAGTCGTTCTTAGCGTGTCTATATGACGGCCTTCATCTGAACCATTGATGATTATATAATCTGCCTTCAGTTCTTCACATAAGGCACGAGCAACCGTGGTCTTGCCTGTGCCTGCTGTGCCTGAAAGAAGAAGATTAGGAATCTCGTTTTGTTTAAGAAACTTACTAAAGGTATTTTTTAAATCTTCAGTAAGAATACAATCAGATATTTTTCTAGGACGGTATTTTTCAACCCAAAGGAAATCACTCATACGACCTCCTTAAAATGTTGAATCAGCTTCTAAAGCAATCCAGTATTGGACTTTTACCTTTCGATTGATAAAGTGAGCAATCTTTGCTTTAGATAATGCAACATCATAATCGCCAGGTATAATTTTCATATTCTCGGCCTTGATATATGCAGTAAATTCTAAATCAGATTCGCCAACTACTATACTTGACTCGTTTGAGTTAGAGTTCTTTTTATCTAATGCGACAAGTTTAATTTTGCCTTTCTCACCTTTGATAGCAATATCAGGTAGCGTTAAGTTAGTATATAACTTCTTAACAGATTCCCAATCACTATCTTTTAGTGTAAAGGTAATTGTTTTATCTGGCATTGATATTACTTTTGTTGGATATCTCAAAGTAGATTTATCAGCGAAAGCATATCTTGCTGATAGACTAGATTTCTCATCTTTGATTTTTAAATTAGCAGAACCATTAAAGTTCAACACAGGTTGTTGAAAACTATCTAATGCTCTTAAAAACTCTGGCAAATCATATACACCAAATTCACTTTCAAAGTTTTCTTCTACATCTGCTTTTGCCATAATATTTTTCATGGTAGACATTGTTTGTAATGTCTTGCCAGGAGTAAATAATATATTGGCATTAATATCACTAAAATTTCTTAGGATACTAATCGTATTTTCACTTATTTTCATTTCATCTCCTTATCATAATTTAATAATAATACAACATAGTGAACCGCTTTCAATAAGTCGGCACGGTTGTGTCCATTCTTTTTGCCATATCTACAAAGATATTTTATTGCATTGGCGTGGCAAAAGTCTTTGCCAATGCCTAGGGTCTTAAATAAGTCTTGCACTTGAAAACCATCTTTACCTGTTGAGTAATGTTGGCCATATGTAGATTTAATATAGTCGCCTATTTCTTTTAAGATTTTGTCTTCGTTATATTTCATAATAATATTATATCACTAACTCGGATTAAAGTCAATATCTCGCATATCCTGATTATGTCTAGGGTCTGTTTGTTGTAAATATAATAGCATATGTTCAGGACTAGATACGGTATAAGGGTCACCTTTTGTATTATCACCCTTACCTGCCTCTTCAAATACTTTTTCTACTATACCATCGTTGATGATAGCAGAATAACGCCATGATCTTCTACCGAACCCTGGTTCTTCTTTCATCACACCCATACCTATCTTATCTGTAAATGTGCAATTACCATCAGGTATAACTTTTATATTTTTAAGTTTTTGATCTGCTGCCCAAGCGTTCATCACAAAAGAATCATTTACTGACATACAATAAATTTGATCTATGCCATGTTCTTTAAATGCTTTGTGTAGTTTTTCGTAATTAGGCAACATTTGATTTGAACAAATAGGTGTAAATGCGCCAGGCAATGAGAATAGAATTACTCTCTTACCTTTAAAGAATTGTTTTGTAGTTCTATTAAACCAGGCACCCATTGACCTAACTTTAAATACTACATTTGGTAGTTTATCGCCTTCTTTCATTATATATTTCTCCTTCAAAAAATTTATATAGAATCTATTATATACTAAAAA